TGGCTGTAAGTGTAGAGCCTAATCCTGTACCTGCTACGGTTGTGTTGCCACCATTTGTGGCGGAAGCAGCGCTACGATTTCCTGCGCCTCCTGCTCCTACTACTACAGTGAATGAACCAGAAGTTGTGACTGCCAGAGAGTTCTTTTTACAATACCCAGCCCCTCCCCCACTCATTGCGCTACTTGACGTGCCAGTGCCTCCGCCGCCGCCGCCTACAACGTGGATACAGATGTTGCCATCAACAGGAGGAACCCATGTTTGTGAGTGTCCTAATACTATGTTTACTGGCAGTCCACCACCACCGCCACCGCCACCTATAAAATCTGAAAAATTACTCATGACATCACCCACCCTTGTGTTGCGTCTGTGTATATAAATTGAATTGCGAGATAAGCGGCATCCATTGTAAAGTCAGTCGCGCTACTCATTATGTTACTGCCGTTCCTAGCTACTACTGTGTCTGTAAAGTTACCTACAGTAATTAAGACTCTCTGCCCAATAGCAGGAGATGCAGGAAGTGTAATAGTCTTAGTAGCCGCGCTGACATAAACGTGCGTGTTGACAGTTGCTGTTAAAGAGCTAGACGTTACGACAGACGTAATGCCAACTGCAATAGGTACTGAGGCTATCTTGGTTGCTGTAATTGCATCATCAACTATAGAAGTTGTTACAACTGCACTGGCGGCTAACTGGTCTGCTCCTACGGCATCGTCAGCTATAAGGTCAGCGGTCACGGAATTATCCGCAAGTACGCCTGTTGTTACTTTTGTTAAAGCCATTTTACTCTCCTAATTCTGGGCGGGTGTCTGGGAAGTCTGAAGTAGACGGCCACGCTCTGAGGCTCTGCCTATAAGCTATGTAAGCATCTGCGTTAGGGTAGTCAGAAACTATAGCGGCTATGTCAGTGCGAGTCAGTTCTTCATCGCGCCATTGGCGAGCCGAATCGTTATTGTTTGGTTTAAAATCTTCTTCTCTTACTAAAGCCATTATTTAATCCTCACATAGTTTTGCCCTGCCCATTCACCAAAGCCACCATTACTTGGTAGCCCAACAGCGGGCGAATATTGATAAACTTTGTCGGTGCCATCAGACAGTAAAAATAAAGAACCGTCCTTGTATGTAATCCCTGATAATTGTGTGGCTACGGAGCTGACATTTATAGTGATTCCTGTGTACACACCGGATGAAGTATATTTAGATATAAAGCTATTGACATCAGCAACCCAGAAATGCGATCCTGTCCAAGCGAGGCTTCTGCCGTACTGATATTGAGCATAAGAACTAAAAGTTACACCTGTATAGACTCCTGCCACGGTATACTTATCATGGTTTGCGTATCCAGTTGACTGGTCACTGACCCAAACGTGAGTACCATCAAATGTGAGGCCCTTACTTTCCACTCCTTCGCTAGTCGTCCAAAACACGTTCTGATAAACACCTGCTTGGGAGTATTTGTGTACTTTGTTAGTATATGAATCTAGAACCCAAATATAAGTCCCATCATTAATAATACCGTTGGGTGTGCTTACCTGTGAAGATATGCTAAAAGAACTTACAAAAACCCCTGACGAATTATATTTTAGTACTTTCGTGCTATTGTTTCCTGCTACCCAAAAATAAGTACCGTCCCATGCTATTCCTAAAGGACTAGTATCTTGGGCGGCTATGCTAAAATTAGTTCCTAAGTATTTAAGAGATGTTTTGGCTAATGGGTAATTACTTAAAGTGGTTTCATACACGCCACCCTTTAGGTAAACGCGTTCATCGTCTAAAGTAACAGTATCAGCGTCATTATTTAAGTTTACAATCTCGTTTACTTGTGAGGCACTTCCACCGCCACCGCCTAATTTAATCGCCATCTATAACTCCTTCCAACCAATAGTTGAATCACAAAAGACAAGGCTTGCACCTGCATCTGTCGCTAGTTCGCCATCGTCTGCTGTTGAATTTATGTTTGAGCCATTGCGAGCCACCGTTACAGTACCCGCCCCAGAGTTTTTAATGAACACTACATTACCCGCGCTAGGACTTGCGGGGAGCGTAATAGTCCGTGCGCTTGCAGAGTTTACAATTAGCTGATCTCGCGTAACTGCGGTGTAATCTGCTGTCTTGATAACAAAGTCATTAAAAGCTCCTCCTACCCCTGCGGCTAACTTTGCAGTTGTAATAGAGCCATCAGCTATCTTTGCTGTAGTAACGTTAGCATCAGCTATCTTTGCTGTTGTAACGGCATTGTTAGCTATCTTAGCTGTAGTCACTGTGCCGTCATCAGGCGTGCTAACAGACACTACAACAGCATTTGCCGCCATAACTTCTATCGCAGATCCGCTAGGAGGCGCAGTGCTAAACGTCAGCGTTGTGCCAGAGACAGCGTAGTTAGACTTGCTTTGATACACGCCATCAATGTACACGTTAGTATTATTTTCTGGAGACTGTGCAGATAGCGTAAATACGGTCGTGCTTCCATTGCCTGTAAACTGGCTTAACTTAAACTCTGTGCTTGCTGTTACTGGCGCAATCGTTGCCGCTGTAATCTCAATAGCAGAACTGTTTGGAGGTGCAGAAGAAAATGTAAGAACGTTATCAACAATGGCATAGCCAGTTTTATTCTGGTACACACCGTCAATATAAACAAGAGTGTTGTCTTCGACAGGAGAAGTAGACAAAGTATAAGCAGTGGTTGATCCATTACCTGTGAAACTGTTAAGACTAAGGTCAGCCGCACCACCACCAATTTCGCCCCACTCCGTTGAATACCCTTCAAACTTACCTTCAGTGGTGTTATATCTAAACTGTCCTGCTACGCCTGTTGGACGCTGTGCGGTTGTTCCTGCTGACATCTTAACAGCAGTAGTACCTGTGACAGTGACAGAGTTAAAGCTAGGATCAGTACCAATAGAGGCCGCACTAGCAGCCGCAGCGATAGCGGAGTTGTTTGCGTTAGTAGCTGATGTAGATGCTCCACTAGCTGACGAGGCAGCAGCGGTTGCAGAATTAGCTGCGTTAGTAGCATTAGTAGCTACAGCAGATTCAGAAGAAGAAGCATTAGTAGCGGAAGTAGCCGCGTTAGTGGCTGATGTAGATGCTCCTGATGCTGACGTAGACGCTTCACTTGCTTTAGTTGTTGCAGTAGTTGCGCTACTTGCTGATGCTGTAGCACTAGAAGCTGAATTAGTGGCTGAAGTAGCAGCGGCTGCTGCATCGCTAGATACTGAGCTTGCTGAACTTGCTGCCGCAGTTGCTGAAGTGCTTGCGTTAGTTGCTGAGTTTGCTGCCGCAGTTGCACTGTTTGCGGCTGCTGTGGCATATTGTGATACACCTGTTGCTGAGTTAGCTGCTTCTGTTGCAGAGGCACTAGCCTCATTTGCTTTAGTTGTTGCAACTGTTTCAGAATTACTTGCGTTTGTTTCACTCGATGCGGCTTCGCTTGCTTTTGTAGTAGCTATTACCGCCTGTGCTGTAACCAATGATAGCATGGAATCTGTGTTAGAATCACCTGCTCCACCATCACCTCTAAATATAGCCATCAATAGCCCCTACAAAAATAAACAAAAAGAAAAGGGGACTCCAAAGGAATCCCCTAGTTTACTTCTTAACTTTACGCTACAGCTAGTACAAAACCGGCTTCTGGTCGCATAACTTGACAACCATAAAGAGTATCAGCAGTGTAGAGAGTGCCTAAGAACTCCTGCTTGTACTGGATTTGTGAACGAACTGCCTGTTGCTCTGCAAGAACACTTGTGTCCTTATGGATCAACTGTGCGCCACGTACAGAAGCACCTCCAGTAGTATCGATAACAGGAACGTTAGTAGAAACAAAAACGTCAACCCCATAAAGCTCACCAATCTTGCCAGTTTGAGTGCTTCTTCCATCTACAAAATCAGAGGAAGAGTAACGATCAATACCCATGATCTCGTTACGTAGTGAAGGAGGAACAATAAAGCTACGTCCGTCCATTGGTACGTCTGCATCATCCATCTTCTGAATCAAAGCGCGGAAAGAGTTGTCTTTGAATAAGTTAATATCCGCAGCACCGTCAATGTCAAATGCTTCCAAAGTTCCGTTAGCAGCGATCTGGAAAGCAGCACTTGTGTTCCAAGCTGTTCCGTCACCGTTACCAAAAGACTTACCAAGAGCAAACAAATCATCGTCTACTTGCTTGGCTAGGCCATAACCTGCATCACCAGTATAGAACTGACGTAGAGAAGCAAGAGCCTGTACTTCGGTAATGTCTTCAATCAAACGAGAGAATTCAAAGTGCTTGTTAATGTTAATCAAAACTTCTGACTCAACAGAGTTTTGGATGGTTACTGCGGTGTTAGCTACTTTAGCGTGTGCAGAACCGCGAGTAGGCTTAGGTACGTGAATAACATCGCCCTTCTTACCTGTCATGCTCATCTTCTTAACAAGGTTAGCTAGAACCAAGTTAGTCTGATAAGCTGCGATTACTTCGTCACTCCAAATTTCTGGGATAAACTTAGCTGCGCTAGTGTTGTCTACTGCACCGCCCATATTGGGATATACTGATGTTGCCATGATAATACTTCCTTAAAGAGTTTTAGTTGCGGACTCTACCTTCTTGGTACGCTTGGGTGATCTCGTCACTCAAAGATAAATACCTATCAGGGTCGTCCTTCATAAGTCTAATAATGTCTGAACGTCTATAGATTTTTCGTGCTGCCTTTTGACCGCTTCCTGTGGCATTGCCTGTTGAGGCTGCTTTAACCGCAGTTTTACGACTAGCTTTTTCATTAACAACAGTCTGCTTAACTACCTGCTTACGTTCTTTCCAGTTAGTGAAAAGTTCATCAGCAGCATCGTAATCATACTGTGTGTCGGCCTGTGCAAAAAGCTGTGTACGGATTTTTGAGGCTTTGATCCAGTCAATAAAAGCAGAGTCGGACAGAATAGCTTTTAGGTCAGGATGTTTCTCTTGTAAATGACTTTGAGCTTCTGACTGTCTATACTGCTGAGTTACTGCTTCAGCTTTTTTAATTGAAGGGTGGTTTCTAATTGCTTTTTCCACCGCCTTATCAGGATCAGTAAAAAAATCTATGTCTTCTTCAGGTTCTGGGCTTGCTTGTGGTGTTGTGTCGAGTTGTGTCTGAATGTAGTTATCAACAACTGAACGTAACTCCCCTACTTCACTGCTTTGTCTACCAAGGAGCTTTTCAGCCTCTTGATGCATCCTTACAATATCAGCAGTTGATTTTCCTTTATACTTGTCAGGGATACTGTCTTCTTGGGGAGTCTCCTGTAACTCAGGTTCCGCTGTAAGTTGACTTATTTGTTCTGTTGTATTTTCTTCTTCTTCTTTTTCAGTACGCTCGTCTATTAGTCTTGCCATTATTAAACTCCGTGAGTATTCTCATTATGGAGGTGTATTATACAAAGCTTCTTAGTTAAGAGTTGGCCTTGCGTTCTTGCTCTAACTTCTGTTTTCTGTTTCTTGCCCACTTAGCTGTAGCACCCAAAAAATCACCAGAGATGGGGTCAAGGACAGTACGAACAGGAGATATGAGTTTTTTAGCCATAGCCTCACAATCAAGACATGGCATGTGTGTACAATCAGCATCAGCCATACGTTCATTAACATGGCCGTTTTCACATTTGAAATCAAAGAGTAAAGCCATTAATCTTCTTCCACTTCTTCAAGACTTTCTTCGGCTGATACTATCTGTTGTTCTAGATTTATGATGCTTGCGATAATGGACATTTGACCTTTACGGAAGTACATATCATTTGCATCTTTAGTGGCTTCAATAGAGTTAATTCCTATTGAGTTGTTTGTTAAGTCTTCAATTAAAAGTTTAAAACCTTCATTTGTAAAAAGTTCACGGTAAGTGCTGTAATACTTTTCAAGGTCTTTATCTATCATTCACTGTTTCTCCCTAAGGACAGTTATTAAAGTTGTTACTCTATATATTATATCATATTATAAAGTAAAAGTCAAGCTATTTCTTTTCTGTTTTCTTTTTAGGTTGTTTAAAGATAGCGTCCCAATTACTTGCAAACTTCTTTGGGTCAGTCTTCCGCTGACTGCTTCCTTTACCGCCATGTGTTTGACCTTTCACTACTTCTTTACTTTTTTCTTTTTAACTGGCTTCTTTTTAGCAGGTGGTCTTCCGACTTTAGTTCCGTATGTTCCTGTACCGTATGGCATGTTATTTCCTCATAGATTTAGCGCCAGAACATTTCCAACGCTTGCGTGATAAGTTATTGGGCGTGTTAGGGTCATTCTGTTTTTCTTTAGATAGACCCTTCTTAATACCAAGACTTCTAGCGCAGTAACTATCTCCTTTAGATGTACCTGGCTTTACCCTTGAGCTACCATCTTTAGCTTTACCTGCCTGACCGTAGCTAACTTTCTTACCGCTAGATGTAATCTTAACTTTAGCTTTACCCTTTGCCGGACTAGTTCTAGCCATTATTATTACCTCCTTCTTTAACAGCTATTTCTCTTTCCTTAAGCATTTGTTTGGACATTTCAATGCGCTTCTGGAACTCCTTGTCATCAGCGTCACCTGCTCTAAGGTTAGTCGTTACAGCTTTAATTCTATTAATTTCAAGTTCTTGAGGTATAGACTGTGCTTCGACTGATAACTTCTGCGCCCTTGCGGTTGATTCTTGTGCTTGTCCGTTAAGGGCAGCAGACTGAGAAGCCTTAAACGCCATTTCTGCTTGTTGTGCAGCTTCTTGTGCTTGTTGAGCAGCTTGTTGTGCTTCAGGATTAGGAGTGTTAGCTTGCTCAAGTGTTCTAATAAGCTCTTCACGGTTAGATAGGTTCATGTTGTCAATAATAGACATAACCAACTTAGGATACATGGGAGTGTCGGGAGACATCGTTTGTAGAAGCTGTACTAGCTGAGTAACTTCGTACTCACGCGCAATAATACCTAGTGAGCTAGAGGTGTGGAACTTATAGTCAGCTACCGGATACATCTCAGGCTCAAACTGCATATAACGCCAAGCTGCTTTAGTTACAAAAGGAAGTATAAAAGACTCTTGGAAGTTAATTAAGGTACGCTTGTGTCTCTTAATAATAGCACCAAGGGACATAGAGATCCCTGCGGCTGTTGCTTCTCCATTGACACCACCTGATATACCACCGGAATCAACAGCACCTGTAGATGTCTGTACCATCGTCTGTAGGGCTTGTGCCTGTGCAAAGGTGATCTGATTAACATTGCCAAAGTTAAACGGCTGTAGTATTTCAGAAGGATTACCGTTTGTTAGTATAGTTTTTCCCGGCTGGATAGAGGGTTTAGCACCCCTAGGCATACGTGAGGCATCCATTGCCATCATAGGGTGTATGGTAAGCGCAAGAGCGTCTATTCTAGCTCGTATTTCAGTGTCTAACGCTTTTTGAGAGTTATACCCTTTCTCACATACCCCTCTGCCCCAGAAACGGCTAGGAACGACATCCCATGGGAATGCTATAACAGGTCTATCTTGCATCATGTAGGGGTTTTCTGTCGCTTTAAGAAGAATACTACCGTTAGCAATAACAACAGACGCTTCTATATAATAAGAAGAGCTTTCTTCTGTATCTAACTCAACAACTTCTTCTTCTTCTGATTCTTCATCCTTCATTGCCTTCTCAAGCAAGTGACGAGGGACTAAACCGTAGTACTTAGTAAGACGTACTTTGTCTTCATTATACATGGTTAAGTCTTGATCTGGTTCAATGTCAAAATCAGTACTAGCTAGTTGAACATCAACATCACGATAGACACCACTTTCTTGTAGCTGCTCTACTAAGTGTGATGACACAAACTCATCAATAGCACATCCTAAAGCTGAATCAATATCAGTAGCTACAGGATCAATAAGAAAGTTTTGGGGCATTACAGGGCGCAACTTAACACAGGTACGATCACGTATGTTCACACCTACGGCTTGTAGCTCACCACCCATGACTGCTTCTGTAGCAGGGGCCATTTCTTTTTCTTCGGACAACACAATTTCAGCAATGCCTGTGCCAAACACAGCGGCATTTATAAGACACTCTGCTACACCTTTACGTATCTTGTTCTTTTTAAAGTCATCGTCAAGGTGATTACGTAACATCTCAATGTCTTGGCTGTTTTGATCGTGTATGTCATCTTTAATATCAAACCACTTACCTCGACCAAAGGTAGCTTCCTCTAACTCAGCTACTGAGGATTCGACTGCTTGCTGTAAAGCGGGGGTAATAATCCTAGAACGCTCTGTAGCGCGTGTTCTGTCTTCCTCAGACCAAATACCACGCCATAGGCGATAGTACTCGTCAAACTTCTGTGAGTAGTTAGCTTCGTAGTGATCTCTCCAACCATCACATTTAGTAATTATCCAACCTTCTAGGTCTTGCTCTGTAGAGAAATTATCTTTACTTTCTAACATAGTTAATACCCTGCGTATTTGTCTAGGAATTCATAGTCTTCTTCTTCATAATCATAAGCATAAGAAACTTTTGCAAGTTGATCTATGTACGCTAATGAATCTATCAAGTCATCATGGACTAAATGATTAGGGAACTGAAATAACTCGTCTAAAAACTGACTATTCCACTTTCCTTTGTTTAATGTTATGTTACCATGCTCAAAACGACCCTGTAAGGCCCAAACAATCCTGTCTGTTTTCTTTTTATTGCCGTGAGTAAGCTCTTCTACCCTAAAAAACCGTTGATTTTTCTTCATCTGATCGTTTAGATAGGGATGTACAGCGTTCTTTAAAGCACCTTTCTCAATACCTACGGCTACTGGTTGGTAATCTCTAACCGCTTCAAAGATTCTTCGGGCAGTCTCTTCTACGCCCCAACGTCCGTGTATAATATTAGCGACCCACCAACCGTCAACACCCGCTTTAACGACTGATATGGCTGTTTGGTCTAGTCTGTTTGTTTTAGTGGTTACTTTCTGTACATCAGCAAAACCTGCCAAGTCAACTGCAATGTAGAACTCACCGTCTTTAGGTTCATCTTCACTAAACTTGACATCATCTTCCTTAAATAGTTCACTACCGTGAGCCTCAAAGGATGCCATAAACTCCTGTCGGAAGGAAAAGGCTGACATAGATTTCTCAGCAGCTTTAATCTCTTTAGGGTCTAGCAGTGGGTTATCAAAACTTGTAAAATGGTAGCCTACAAAGGTATCATCTTTACTAATGGTTGCGTATGAGTATAAATCATAGAAGTGGTTGCGTCCCATTGGCGTACCAATGAACATTGCATCACCCTTCTGATCCGCAAGAGCAGGACGTAGGATTTGCTCCCACACCTCTGGCTTCATATCTGCATATTCATCCATGACTAGGAACTTAAGGCTGACACCACGCATGGTTTCCGGCCTGTCTGCTCCTTTAAGTGTCAGGAGTGCGCCATTGATAAACTTGATCTGTAAGTTATTGACATGGCTTGAAGAGATAACAGGGTTGCCTAACTCTAGCAGCATCTGCCACATGATGTCCCTAGCCTGTCCCTGTGTAGGAGCTACGTAGAACACCTGACCCTTCTTGGCTGACAAACAGTTAAGTATCAAAGCCCAAGCAGCCAATCGTGACTTACCTGTACGTCTACCTGCTGCTATAACCTTAAAGCGTGTCTTGTCTTCGTATACTGTTTGCTGCCAAGGTAGTAGTTCAACCTTTAGATCAGCCAATCAATAGCACCACATTACAGGAGACTCGTTAGTGTCCAAGCTGCGGAGGTCAACATGCACAAAGTCAGCAGCAACTCCAATTCCTGAGAAGCCCATCTTAATAGCTTCTGCAACAATCTTATAACGCTGTGTTCCATCGCTGACCTTAATGTCCGCTGCAATACCTTGGGCATGAGTTCCTGCTCTCTCCTTCTTCTTTTCAATGGGGTGGTCTTCTGATCTATAACCACTAGTAATGACAAAAGGGAACCCACAGCGGTTGCGTAACATATCTAACTTTAGAAGTAAACTATCTTTAATTTCATTCTCGCCTGTGTACTGACAAGCAAACTCTTCTCTAGTAAAGTAATCTAAATCTTTGTTGATGTTATACATCTGTGTAGTCCCCTTCAATGGGTTCTTGGTTGCCAGAGATAACAGTAGTTTCTCCACCAACGCCTGTAATTGATATATTAATCGCACTCTTGCCCCCAGTTGCTTTATCCTTCTCAAAGTAACTGACAGGTAGTAATCTATCCATACAAAGCTTCCATGCTGCTGCTTGATTCTTATGGTCATCGTCCAATGCTGCTGACAATATAGAATCTAATACTTTCCTACTTTTAGGTGAAGCAAGCATTCTAGCTTTATAGTCGTTAATGATTGAAGCATCACCTTTAGGACGACCTACCTTATTTCTATTGCCTGTTGTTTTTGACACAACATCTTTCTTCTTTGGTCTGCCTTTCTTTTTTACAATAGGCTGCTTTTCATCACTCAAAATATACCCCTTGGTTATCTTAAGTATACTTAAGTATGCTTTAGTTTTTACTTTAATTATTTCTTTAAAGTTAATTCTTAAAGTTTTTCTTAAGTACCCTTAAGGCTCTTGGTTATCTTTATCTCTTTAGTATACTAGTTATTATAGCATATTATTAATCAGAAGTCAAGCATTATTTACTCTATTATCTAAGTTATTCTCCTGTCCCTTTAGGCTGCTTGTGTCAACCCTAGGGGCGACCTGTGTTTTCTTATGTATTACAAGAGGTTATAGTATGCATAAGGATACAGTTGTCAATCCTAATTTCCTACTATTTTGTATACCGGAGGGTACCGCTGATACACACAAGAAACCACGCGGCCCCCCGCCCCCTAAGTTATCCACAGGTTATACATAAGTTATACATGAGTTATACAGGGCCTGTGCATAAGGTGTGCATAAGTTATACATAAGTTATCCACAGGCAAGTGTGAGTGTGCATAAGGATACCTATAGCACACACTAGCACACACTAGTAAACATTGGCATGACTCTTGCATGACACAACCCTACAATAGTTGGCATGGTTATTGCTACGCGCACGCGTGTGTTAGAAGGTAGCATATAGTCATGCACTAGATGCATATAGTTTATATAGGTCATGCGTTTAAATCATTGTACATTGTTAGCCTAGGCGCTATACTGAACCCATCAAGCAAACAAACAAACACAAACAATTAGGAGTAACACCAGATGAAACTGAAACAAATAGGTAGTAACCAAACGGAACTATTAATCAACGGTACAGTAGTATTATTTAGCTATGAGACACCAGTGGCCGCAATGCTTCCAAGCGGTCGATACGTTAAGACTAGCACCAAGTATAGTGTTACCACGACAAAACACGTTAATAACTGGTTAAAAGGTGTTATGGCTGATGTTGAAGCAGTAGCACAAGATTTTATTGATAACTTAACTAATGAGGTGACAGCATGAAAAACAAAATAGAAGCATTGTACCTTGATTGGTTCAATAACTTTTTAACAGTTGAACGATTCGCGGAATACTACGGAATGCCGGTAGACAAAGCACACAAGGTCATTCGAATTGGCCGCTATTTAAATCATAGGAGGGTTGAATTATGCTAGTATTGAGTATATTATTAATTACGTCCGGACTATATGCGGTCTGGGAATCAGGCAAACACGATAGGAGAAATAAAAAATGAACAAAGCAAAAATATTGATGGACAAGCGAGAAGCCCATAGAGACGCACGTAAGACGTTTATAGTCGATGTGGTAGGTTGGGCACTCTTAAGCGTTGGAACGGCTGTAATAGCCCTTATAATGTATACAATGGCAGTTGTAGTGCTTGGAGGTGACTTATGAGTGGTTGGAATGACGACGCACGGGATTGGCTACACGGTGACGACCTACACGATGCCCAAGAATTGCCGGATGCATACGAGTATGAGCCTATGCAAAAATGGGAGATAGACGCGGCTATTGAGTCGCTCAAAGCTAAAGCGGGATTAATGGAGGCAAGCGTATGATGATATTTAACAGGCATTTAAGCATAGAGCTTATTAACGGTTGTGGGGTGTTCTTAGAACTGGCAGATAGTCGCGCAGTGTGGACAGTTAACAGGGAAACAGAAGAGATAGGGGCTTTACCGTTTATGGGTGTTCTGTTATACTTGCCCTTTATAGTGATAACCTTTGGGAGAGTATATGAGCAAGATTAAAGAGGAGCTAATAGGCTATGAGTACGAGCCTAGCGAGTGGATAGAGCCAGCGGCACAGAACATGGTTAATGAGCTTATAGAGTACCAAGTATATTGTATGTCCCTCTCTGAGCTAATGGCTAGAGTAACCAAGCAAATGACGGATGAATACTATAATAATTCATACGAGAATATGACAAAGAAATATAACGAGGTGTTCAAATGAGTAGATGTAAAGCATGTGATGTGATTATGAATGAATACGAGCTTAAGCGTATTGACCACAACACCGGACACCATTTAGACCTATGTAATGTTTGTGCTAGGTATTCAACGGATGCAATGCAAGATGCGTGGAGTGATTCTAACGTTGAATTAAAATTAGATGAATTGGTACTTGACAGGTCAATCAATTAGCAGTATAATATACTTAAGAAGCAAAGGAAATATTTTAAAGATTATAATTAAAGTTTAACTAAACGATACTTAAGTATCATAACAAGCGAGGAAGTAACTATGGCAGTAGTAGAAGGCACATTGGCATTTGAGAACCTAGATACTCACGAAATGTATCAAGGTCAATCCACAGGTAAATACTCAGTAGTCATTAGTTTAGATGATGATACTGCTGATAATTTAAGCGGCATGGGCGTTAAGCTGCGAGAGTATGAGGGTGTCAAACAGCGGAAGTTTGCCACTAAATATGATGTACCCATCTACGACAAGGAAGGTATGCCCTTTACAGGTCGGATTGGTCGAGGTTCTAAGGTACGGCTCTTATGGGCTGAGTCAGGCGCACCACATCCAGTACACGGCACTAGCACCTACCTTAACAAGATCAAGGTGCTAGAAGTAGCAGAACAAGACGATGGTGAGGAGTTTTAATGTCAGTCGAGTCAACCTTTGTTAGACATGAACCATGCCCATCGTGCGGTTCATCCGACAATCTGGCTCGTTATTCGGACGGCCACGCCACCTGTTTTTCGGGTGGTTGTGGTCATTATGAACATGGCAACGGACAGATCAGTCAATTATCAAGCAACAACAAGCCTACAAGGATATTAGAGATGACAGGTGTAATCGCGGCAATCCCTGATCGTAGGATCAACCAAGAGACAGCCAAGCGGTATGGTGTCACAGTTGAGTACGGTACTGATGGGACAATTACCAAACACCACTACCCCTACCACGATAAAGACACAGGCGTGGCTTCAGGCACTAAGGTACGTATAGTAGAGAACAAACAATTTTATGCGACAGGCTCCTTTGACAATGTAGGACTCTTTGGTCAACAAGCATTCAAGTCAGGCGGCAAGTACATAACAGTAGTAGAAGGAGAGGCAGACGCTCTGGCAGTTAATGAGATGTTTGACGGTAAGTGGCCTGTAGTATCCATTAGGTCGGGTGCGGCTAGTGCGGCTAAAGACATTAAGGCTAATCTTGAGTGGCTTGAGACGTTCGACAATGTGATTATATGCTTTGACAATGACAAGGCAGGACAAGAGGCCGCAAGGTCAGTACTGGACTTGTTCACCCCCAATAAGGCTAAGAACGTCACCCTACCCATGAAGGATGCAGGGGACATGCTCAAGGCTCGTAAGGTGCAGGATTTTGTCAAGGAGTGGTGGAACGCTAAGATCTATCAGCCTGATGGTATCGTGGCAGGTAATGAGACTTGGGACATGATTATTAAGCAGTCCAACGTGAAGTCAATCGACTATCCGTGGGCGTGTCTTAATGAGTATACTCACGGCTTTAGACCTAAGGAGCTAGTTACCATTACGTCCGGCTCGGGCATGGGTAAGTCGCAGATAGTCAGAGAGCTAGAGCATTATCTGCTAGGCGCGACTGAGGACAACATTGGTATCCTAGCGTTAGAGGAGGACATCCCTAAGACAGCGTTAGGCATTATGTCCATAGAGGCCAACAAGCAGCTTCACCTCGACAAGACGGTATCACAGGAAGAGAAGAAGGGTTATTGGGACAGGACTTTAGGTTCAGGCCGTATCTATATGTTTGACCATTGGGGTTCTACGAGCGAGGACAACCTGCTAGGCCGCATACGTTACATGGCTAAAGGCTTGGACTGCAAGTGGATCATCTTGGATCACCTTAGCATCGTGGTCAGCGATCAGGACAATGGTGACGAGCGTAAAGCTATCGACAGCATTATGACCAATTTGCGTAAGCTAGTACAAGAGACAGGTGTAGGACTATTCTTAGTATCACACCTGCGTAGACCTAGCGGCTCAAAGGCACATGAAGATGGCGGTAAGATCAGCTTGGGAGAACTTAGAGGTTCAGCGGCAATCGCGCAACTTAGCGACATAGTTATTGGTTTAGAGCGAGATCAGCAACACGCAGACCCTGAGACACGTAACACAACCTGTGTGAGAGTGTTAAAAAATAGGTTCGTGGGCTTGACAGGGCCGGCCTGTTACCTGTATTATGATAAGGAGTCTGGTAGAATGATAGAAACCAGTTGTCCTATAGGTAATGAGACGGAGTTTTAATGAAAATAGTATTTGACATAGAGGCTAACGGTCTGACCCCTGATAAGGTGTGGTGTATCGTTGCTCACATTGTAGGCACTGAAGAGTTCTTTGAGTTTCACGGCTTCAGTTTGTTTGACTTCAATGAGTGGCTTCTAGGCTTTGATAACTGTGAAGTGATAGGCCATAATATAATTGGCTATGACATACCAGTGTTGGAGAGATTATTAGGTACTGATTTTAGTAAGTGTAAAATTACGGACACCCTAGTCCTATCAAGACTAGCGAATCCCTCAAGGGACGGTGGACATTCTTTAGAGAGTTGGGGACAGACACTAAACCAACCAAAAGGTGATTATAATGATTGGGATAATTTCTCGCATGATATGTTGGAGTATTGTGTACAGGATGTTAAAGTTAATACGTTGGTGTACAAGAGATTACTTTCTGAGCTTAAGGGTTTTGAGCCTGAGTGCATTAATCTCGAGCATCAAGTACAGGGTATTATTTCAAGTCAGATTAAAACAGGTTGGCTCTTAGACCAAGAGAAGTGTTTTTTATTATTAGCTGAATTAAAGGAGAAGAAGTATGATCTCGAAGACAAAGTACATGAAGTTTTCAAACCGTTGCCTACATTCATCAAGAAGGTTACGCCAAAGATTAAGAAAGACGGTACGATCTCTGTTGTCGGACTCAAGTTCCTAGGAGAGCAATGGGAAACAGCTATAGCACCATTTAGCCGCATAGACTTCCCAGTGTTTAATCTAGGTTCACGACAGCAGATAGGCAGACACCTACAGTACTACGGTTGGAAGCCTGAGCAGTTCACTGAGAAGGGTCAGCCTATTGTTGATGAGGCAGTGCTTAGAGCAGTCAAAGACATACCGGAGGCCGCGTTGATAGGTGAGTACCTTATGCTACAGAAGCGCATAGCTCAGGTTCAGAGCTGGCTAGAGGCAGTTAAGGATGACGGCAGGGTTCACGGCTATGTTAATTCCAACGGTGCTGTGACAGGACGTATGACCCATAGTAGTCCGAATATGGGACAGATTCCGGCAGTGTATTCACCTTACGGCAGAGAGTGCAGAGATGTGTGGACTGTGCCAGAGGGATACAAGTTGGTAGGTATGGACGCATCTCAGCTAGAGCTTAGAATGTTAGCACACTATATGAATGACGAGGGATACACAAATGAAGTACTCAACGGAGATATTCACACGGCAAATCAGTTGGCTGCGGGCCTTGAAACTAGAGATCAAGCAAAGACTTTTATATACGCTTTCCTATATGGAGCAGGGGACGCAAAAATCGGAAATATCGTTGGCGGAACTGCAAAGGATGGTAAACGACTTAAGGAAAAGTTCCTTGCAAATACGCCTTCTCTTGGAAGATTACGAGAACGAGTTGGAGTGGCATCTGGAAGAGGCTATGTTCTTGGATTGGATAAAAGAAGGGTCTATGTACGATCATCACACGCGGCATTAAACACTTTGTTGCAGTCAGCGGGTGCGATTGTAATGAAGAAAGCGTTGTGTTTACTTGACGAATATGCTATACTATGGGGTATAGACTATAACTTTATAGGAAATATACACGATGAAATCCAAACGGAAGTTATTGCAGGAAAAGCAGATGTCTTTGGGAGACTTGCCACAAGCTGTATGCAAGCCGCAGGACTCTACTACAAACTCAACTGCCCACTTGAGGGTGATTACAAAGTCGGAAACACTTGGGCAGACACCCATTAATCCTGATACTGGGAAGCCTATGTACTATAAAGATAACAAAGAAACACATGATATAAATAACGCAGGGAGAATGTGGGTAAATGGTGAGTATGTGTCAAAGACTCACCCCTTGTACAAAGCAGGACGCTACAAAGGGTTTGAGGAAGCGGCCTTTAGTTCCTTAGAGAACTACAAAACTAGTCCAGAGGGTCAGGTGTATATAATCACGAACCCTGCTTGGGATGGTTGGGTAAAGGTAGGAATGGCAGTAGATGCTATGGATAGGATTAAGAATTACCAAACGTCCTCACCGTTTAGAGATTATAGTTTATTGTACTCTTATGAGGTAAACGACAGGAGAGCAGGGGAAGCTGCGGCACACGCAAGATTAGCCAAGGAATGTGACAACATCAACGAGTGGTTTAGGTTGCCCCCTGCTATAGCTAACGAATTAATATTGGAAGTGATTCATGGGTACTAAAACAACAGACAATGTAGTAGACGATATATACGCACTGATGGAAAGCAAGGACGCTGACCCATCCGTGGATGTTGAAGCAGAGATAGAGAAGTTTGGAGAAGGTGTTAAGGCTCTAATGCGTACAGAGTTTGGTCGGAAAAAGCGAGAGGATAACCGCAAGCTACGCTTGTCGAATATTGGCCGCACTGACAAATATCTTTGGAATCACTTTAATGGTACAGAAGGTGAAAAGATTGAACCACACACTTACGTCAAGTTTATGTATGGTCACTTGATTGAAGAAATGTTACTGTTCCTTACGCGCATGGCGGGACACTCAGTTACAGACGAGCAGAAAGTATGCAAGGTAGAGGGCGTGGTGGGACACATGGACTGCAAAATTGATGGGATTGTGACTGATGTTAAATCTGCCAGTAGTTTTGGGTTCAAGAAGTTTAAGGACGGCACATTGGCCTTTGACGATCCTTTTGGATACATAGATCAGATAAAAGCCTACGCTTATTCTTGCGGAGAAAGGAAGTTTGGTTGGTTAGCAATGGATAAAGCAAACGGTCACTTGACTTATCTTAAATATGACTTAGATGACACAGAAGCTCCGGTATATAAAGTCCTTAAAGAAGACATTACAGAGCGAGTAAAATATGTAAAAAAGCTAGTAGAGCAAACAGAACCAAGCGCGTGGTGCTACGATCCTTTACCGGACGGCAAATCAGGAAACTTAAAGCTTGCTATTGGTTGCTCTTACTGTCAGTTCAAAGACCATTGTTATCCAAGTTTAAGGGCTTTCAATTACTCATACGGAAAAAAGTTCTTGGTAGAAGTTATTAAAGAACCGCGAGTTAAGGAGATAACGTATGACGAAACAGGTTTTTAGATCAGGACTTGAGAAGAACTTATCAGAGAAGTTAGATGGTCAGTACAAGTTTGAGCCTTACAGCTTACCTTACACTACACACAGGAACTACATACCGGACTTTGTACATGAAGACAAGAAGGTATTGATAGAGTGCAAAGGGTTCTTTAGGGCAGGAGATACACAGAAGTATACAGCGGTGCGAGATAGTCTCGACAACTGGGAACTAGTGTTTGTCCTAAGCAACCCAAGCAAGAAGGTAAGGAAAGGCGGTAAGATTACAATGGGCGAGTGGTGTGAGAAGAATAACTTTAAACACTACACGGTTGACACAGCAAAGGAAATGACAAAGTATATTAAAGGGAAGAAGAAGCCATGTCCTTAACACTTGAAGAACTTAAAGAAAAGATTATAATAAATGTAGATGAGTTGTTAGTTCTTGAGATGCTAGACATAAGCACTAAAGATTTGTTAGAAGCTTTTGAACATAGGCTTATCAGAAACTTTGATGAGCTTGCTGAAGAATTTAAAGATGAGGAAATGATTGATGAGCATTAATGACGCAACACCTACTGAGTGGGACAGACTACGTAAAGAACATCCTGCTGTCGTACCTTCAATAGATAAAGCTATGAAAGCATACCACGACATAGCGGACAACGAGCTTGAGGATGTAGTTAATAAACCCAAGCATTACAACACAGGCAACATTGAGTGTATTGAGGCAATAGAAGAGTCCATGTCCTCAGTAGCGTTTAAAGGGTATCTCAAGGGCAACTGCCTGAAATACTTATGGCGTTATGACTACAAGGGCAAGCAAGTGGAAGACCTACAGAAAGCTACATGGTATCTAAACAAACTAACCGTAATGGTTGCAGAGGAGAATATTTGATGGATCAGTATCAACAGTTTATACACAAGAGCCGCTACGCACGTTGGATGCCAGATGAAAGCCGTAGAGAAACTTGGAGTGAGACAGTCAACCGTTATGCCTCTTTCTGGAGGGCGCGGGGACAGATCACAGTCAAAGAAGAGAAGAAGTTGTATGACGCTATCCACAACCTAGAAGTCATGCCATCTATGCGCTGCATGATGACAGCAGGGGTAGCCTTAGACAAAGACAACGTAGCAGGGTTTAACTGTAGCTACTTGCACATAGACTCTCCACGCTCCTTTGACGAGCTTATGTACGTACTTATGTGTGGCACAGGTGTAGGCTTTAGTGTTGAACGTAACTTTATCAACAAGCTACCAGAGATTGCTGAGACATTCCATAAGACTGACAGCCTCATCGTGGTGTCGGACAGCAAGATTGGATGGGCTTCCGCATTCCGTGAGTTGATTGCCATGCTGTACGCAGGTAAGATACCTCAGTGGGACGTAAGCAGAGTCAGAGGGTCAGGAGAGAGACTTAAAACCTTTGGTGGTCGTGCGTCTGGGCCAGAACCTTTGGTAGATTTATTTAACTTCTGTATTGAAGTCTTCCAGAAAGCTAAGGGTCGTAAGCTGACATCCATTGAGTGCCATGATATTGTTTGTAAGATTGCAGATATAGTCGTTGTAGGTGGTGTTAGACGTTCAGCATTGATTAGCCTGTCTAACCTGTCGGATCAGCGTATGGCTAAGGCTAAGTCCGGTGATTGGTGGAGGAATGAAGGGCAACGTGCATTGGCTAACAACAGTGTAGCGTACACAGAGAAGCCTGACTTTCAATCATTCCTGTCAGAGATGCAGACCATGTACGAGTCTAAGGCAGGTGAGCGTGGTATCTTTAGTCGTGTAGCGGCACAGAAGATTGCCGCACGTAATGGACGTAGGGATGCAGAGCAGGACTTTGGTACAAACCCTTGCAGTGAGATAATTCTACGTAGTAACCAGTTCTGTAATCTATCTGAGGTGGTAGTACGTGCAGATGATACACTTAGTACTCTTAAGGCTAAGGTAGAAGTGGCGGCTATGATAGGCACACTACAGGCAACCTTGACTGACTTTAGATACCTTAGGAATATTTGGAAGAAGAATACAGAAGAAGAGGCGTTGCTAGGACTCAGCATGACAGGTATCATGGATCACCCTGTTATTGGGTCAGCAACAGATAGGACAGAGCAGTGGTTAGAGGAACTAAAAGATGTGGCTGTTAAGACAAACAAGAAGTGGGCTGAGAAGCTTGGCATTAATCAGTCTGTCGCTATTACATGTGTTAAGCCAAGCGGTACTGTATCTCAGCTTGTTGACAGTGCCTCTGGCATACATCCTCGTTTCTCTAAGCACTACATTAGAAGGGTACGTAGCGACAAGAAAGACCCACTTGCAGTCTTTATGGAGCAAGCAGGATTCCCAGTAGAGCAAGATGTAATGTCACCCAGTTCTTCTGTGTTTAGCTTTCCTGTGAAAGCACCTAAGTCTAGTACAACTGTTAAGCAAGTTGGAGCTATGCAACAGTTAGCTTTATGGAAAGCTTACCAGAACCATTGGTGTGAGCATAAGCCAAGCATCACTGTTTATTATACAGATGATGAGTTCCTGCAAGTTGCTCAGTGGATATGGGATAACTTTGACATCTGCAGCGGTATTAGTTTGTTGCCAGTGAGTGACCATGTATATCAGCAAGCTCCTTATGAGGACATCAGTGCTGAAGATTACAATAAGCTACTAGCAGAGATGCCAAAAGGTGTAGATTGGAATGACCTTGTTAACTTTGAACAAGAGGATAATACAACAGGCAGTCAAGAGTTAGCCTGTGTGGGTGGTGCATGTGAAATAGTGTAGCGTATTTGTTTCATATAGTTTACAATGTATACTGTAGTATAAAAAAGCCCCCTAGGGAGACCTAAGGGGCTTTTTTATTCTTCGTCTTTAGGAGTTTTAGCCATTAACCCAGTTCCAATTACAGGGTCAAAACCGCGACCAAGGTTGGTAGGTTTTGTAGTAGAATAAGACTTTAAAATATCCATAGCGTCTTTTCTTCCTTCTCTTTTTTTAGGTGTGGGGCTAGACCGTTTTTTGTATTTTTTACCTTCTTTTTCTAAAGATTTTTGCCCCCATTTGGTGTTCATTATGTCTAAATGCATTGGGCCTGACACAGCAAGCAAATCAATGGGTAAAGACTTTTCTAAAACCTTACCCACTACAGGTAGTTTTTCTAAGAAGTCATGTTTGTCAGACATGTAAGCGACAACCCTACCATTAGGTAAAACTTTATACAAAGCGTTTACGCCTCCTTCTACAACAGCAGTTCCTACCATTCCAGACTGAACCCATAAACCGTTTTTAGCAACATCTTCAGATGAAGTGTTTAAAACTTTAAACCCACTATCTTTTTTATTAGACTCTTTGAGAAGGTCTTGATAAAGTTTTTCGGTAGTAGGTCTTTTAGGTGACTTAGATAATACTTTTCTAATTGTTTTATTTACAGGGTTTTTAAATGCAAGGTCTTTTAAATGATCGCCAGAAGCTCCTCCGCTTGGCTCTTTAAAAACAACCTTAGTTTTTTTATTAGGGTTAATTTTCCAAGCATCTAATATATAGTCATAAGCTTTATCAATGTTTTTGGTGGAAGTGGTTATTTTTTTACCATCAATGGTTGTTTTAGTTGCTTTTGAGCCTGACCTAAAAGAGTCTTTACTAAGCTCTGTATAGCCTTGAACATTATTAAAATCTTCAACATCAAGCAACGGAGTTCCAATTTCTCCTTTTCTTCCTGATTGCTCTAGGTTGTGTCTGTTATAAGTGACCTGTGCGGCTGCTTTTTCTATGTCTCTAGGTGTAGCATTGGGGTTATCAATTAAATCTTTTACAGCTTTCTGTCCTTTACCACTTATTCCTGTCTCAGCAAACAATGCGCGTGAGTTAGGATTGAAGGTAGCATCTAATATGTTTGCAGGAGCGTCTTTAGCCCAATCCAACATGCCTTTTAATTTTTTACCCGCTAACGCCACATTTGCAGGTGTTGCGTCAGCCCCCTTTATTTTTAACCCTTGCTTACCTAAAGTTTCTTCAAACATAGTAGGTTTTACATCTGGCTTATCGTTGCCATAAAAGTTTTTAATATAATTCTTTTGTCCTGCTGCCCAAGCACCTTTGTTTGCTTTTTGTGCGCTGTTTACTATGGAAGCTCCCTGCCCAAACGTCATAACATTAGTTACGTTTTTAACAGACTGCCAATCTTTTGGGTTGTTTCTTGCCCACTCAGCAACAGCTTTTCCTGATTTACTGTTTGAAATCCCCTGTATTTTGTTACCTACCCACTCTTCTACAAAATCTGGAACACCTAAACCCATAGCTTTAAAAGGCAAAGTAATTCCTTCTCCAATAAGATCACCAACCGCGCCTACTCCTTCTCCAAGAGTAGTCTCTAAAACATGCATTGGACTATAATCTTTATAACCGTAAGTGTTTGTTTGAGGCTGTGCAGCTTTCTTTATGTTGGAAACTCTCTCCTTTAAAGAGCCTCCTAACCCTGAAGGTTTAGCATACCAAGGTAACTCATCTTTATCTAAAGCATCACTCATCTATAGTACCTTCGTCATCATCAGCACCTTCAGGAGCCGTGGGTAGTTTCATAATCTCTACTAGCATAGCACGATCAGTCTGTAAAGCTTTACGCATGTCATTACCCAGGCTTTTCTTAGCTAAGACATCATCTACCTGTCTTAAGGCCGCTGAAAGGCTTCTACGTAAGGTAGGACTAACACTTTGGCGATACACTGCATAACCTAGGGTTCCTGTAGCCGCAAGTCCTGTTAAGGCAGGTAAAGCACCAACAAAAGCAGCACCACCTAACACAGAAGCCGCTATACCTATGTTAGCTATTTTACCTAACGGAGTTTTAGGCATTGACACATCAAGAGCATTGCCTACATTCTGCGTAAGACGGCCTATTTTAGTGTCAGCTTCTTGGGCTGCTTTAGGCAACACACGGTCTTTAGTTCTTAAAAGTAAATGTTGCCTACGTAGCTTCTCTAAAACTTTAGTGTTGGGTACAGCTTCCGCTACTTTTTCATTAAGAAAGTCTCTAATAGATCGTTGAGCTACGGTATAAGCATTCTCATTGCCGTCAAACGATGACTTACCGTTGGACTTTACCCAATCATCTAGTTGTCGTCTAACGTCCATTACACTAGATGGAGAACCATCAGACTTTTTTAATAAGTCTAATGCTTTACTATATATTCTTTCAGCGACTTTACCTGCATCTCCAACAAGAACAGGATTATCTTTTAAATCTAACTCAACACGTTTTTTTAATTGTGAGTTTAGCTCTGCTTTATTAAATTTAAACTTAGATTTACCCAATAGCTTGTTTAAACTGTTGTGTGTTTTGTTTACTTCTTTTTCTAAAGTTTCTCTTATAGCAACAAACGACTTGTCAGAGTTTATATCCTCAATGCCTTGCAATACGTTAACCATTTCAGTTTCAGTTTCTGTAGGAGTGTAAGAGTTGCGTCCCTTCTCATCCTGAGTCATTCGTTCTGCTCTTTTAAGATCATTAGCTGGTGTTTGAATAGGCTCAATAACTGTATTTAAGTAGTCCCTTCTTTTTCCTGATTCTAAATGTATTGATCTTGCATACTGTTCGTCAGCCAGTGTACGTATAAGTGACGTATCCCTAACAGGTTTTCTTTTTAACGGTGGAGCAAACAACTCAGCAGTGTTAAACACACCTTCCATTGCTCTACCGGAACGAGGGTTAGCGTCTTTCCATTCCATGTAAGCAGTAAAGCCCGACTTAGCTGCCTCTAGCCCTGCATTTATTAAAGGGTTTTCTGCGACAACTCTTGCTGTTTCAGACAGGCTATCAACTATCTTTTTTTCAACAGTATCAGGTATCATGTCGCTATACTGCATAGCTGAAAGCTTTGCTCCCTGCCCTAACAAGTCTAATCCTGTACCTAATAAACCACGCTTAGAAGCACCAAAAGCAAAAACTTTCTCAGGATTAGCAGGATCATCAAACTCTTGACCTAATTCTTTTGCAAACACAGGTACATCAGCAATGGTTTCACCCATAGCTCCAAAAGTTTTATTATAGTTCTCACCGGAAGTAAAAGCAGCGGGGTCATACCCCTCTACTGGAGCAGAGGCTTCTAAAGAATCTAACATACCCACAAGCTCATTAACAGCGGCCATGTCCTGCGCTGCATCTGCTTGAGCTAAAGCAGCAGTTAGTTGTTCTTTTGTATAATCCATGTTTATTCCCTATTGAGGCAGATATTTTGCAGCGTTTGGTGGAGTAGAGTACCCTGCTCGTTGTGGCATAGTAATATAAAAACCTTCGTATATATTAGAATCCATTTCTTCCCCTGTTATGTTCTGAAGTCTCTCAAGAGAAGTATTGTTTTTAGTTATTAAATCTCTAGCTAAAGCTTCTTCCATAGCTAAGATACGCCTAAGAGCATCTTCTGATAGTTTAATATCACCACCTGCAATACCCCTAGCAATGTCAACGTCTCTATCAGAAATACCACTACCCGCACCAAAAGCAGGAAGTAGCTTCATTAGCTGTCTTGCACGTATAGCTATAAACTCTTCAGTTGCTGCTACATCGTCCATAGACTGAGGAACTAAACCTAGTTCTTTTGCTAAACGTGCAGTATTCAATCTAAATTCAGCACCAAACCCTGTTTTAATTCCTTCATTCATAATTTGTGTAGATCGTGCGTTAAGTGTTAAAATTTCTGAAGCTGTGTTAGCTGCTTCGTTTAGCTCTAAATACTTTGTAGTAGCTCCATCTGTTAAAGCTTTAGCAATATTATTTGCTTCCGAAAGAACTTGAGTAATTTGCGGAGCTTGGCTTAAGCCCATTTCAGAAGGGTTAACCCATTTATTAACAGTAGAATCCCAGACTTTCCCTGCGGGGTTTACACGGAAAGGTTTAGAAACTGATCGTCCATCAACAGTTTGTTGATAAATTTTAAGATCTGCTTTCTCACCTTTCATTTGCTCTAAGAATAGAGTATCTGAAATGTCGTCATAATCGCCTTTTTTAATACCATCATATACCGCTTTACCTGCGTTTTTAGATTCAGCAACTGCTAACTTACCTTTTCTACCTTGTCTACTAAGAATTCCACGTTCTTCGGCCTCTAAAATTTGTTTAGTCGCTGTCGCTATATCACCCCCACCAATAAGCATGTCGGCTGTTTCGGGAAGCTTAAGTTTAGTCGCCTGTGCAATTAATTGTTCTCGTTGTTTACCTGCTTTCTTCATAGCTTGAACTTGGGCGGCCGTCTTAGCTGCCCCTGCCATATCACCACGAATTTGTTGTAGTCTACCTAACGTGGTCAAACCTTCAACAGTGTTTAAGTCTAACTTAGCTTCAGCCATATCCATCTTTTCTTGATCTGATGGTGCGCCACCACGCATAGCTCTACCTAAGCCTTGACTTACACGTTGGTTTTGCTGTGCGGCAAACTCCCCTCTAAAGTTAGGAGATCCCGCTACAGGCTTTTGCATTACAGGTTGTTGTCCGCTACTGATACCAGTTAGCATACGCATTAAATCTTGATTAGCCATTATCCTTTTCCTCCAAATAAGCTTCCTAGCCACCCACCTACTTGACCAAATAAACCACTCTCGTTACCAAAAGCTTCACCCAGCCCAAGTTCAGCAGCTCTTAACTTATCTTGCGCGGAAAGCTGTTGACCGAACAAACCTTCTAACAAAGCTTGTTGTTGTCCTAGTCTTAACTGATTAGCCATATCTTCTGATTGCATACGTCCTTCTAAGCCGCTTTGTTGTAGCTGAGAACCTAACTCAGTACCTGTTCTACGCCCTACATCAGCATATCCCGCAGGTACAGCACTTCCTTGTAACATAGCTAATGCTTGCTCTTGTGGAGAGTACCCTGCTTCTAGTAACCCCTGTCCTCCAAGTAAAGCTTGCTGTTGTTCTGCTAAAGCTTGGCCCCTTGCGGCTAGAGTAGCACGACCCATTGCTTCCTGACGAGCAGTTTCCTGTGCTAATAACTCAGGAGAAGCACCACCATAAGCGTTAGATTGTATACCTAAGCGTCCCTGACTAAGCATACGCTCTTCTGTGGCTAAACGGTTCCTTTCTTCTTCAGGCCGTTGAGTAGCTCTAATTTGCTCATATATAGCTGCTTGCTGTGCCGCAGGGTCTTGGCCTACTTGTCCAAATAAACCTGCTGCTTGGCCCATTAGCTGCTGTTGTAAAGCCTCTTGCTCAGGAGAAAGGTTAATACCATAGCCGCCTTCAGCAGTTGTGCCTACATTAGCTAAACCACTAGTTACAGTATAAGGTTTAAACTCAGTACCTGTTTGAGCTTTGTCTGCTAATAGACCAAACTGCTCTTGTTTTTCACGCCCAAGGTTCTGAAGGTCATCTATATTTTTTTGACCAAGCATGTATTCACCGCCTGTCCTAAATAGATCCCCAATACCTCCACCCAAAAAATTATCAAAGATACCACCACCTAGGAGGGCGTTAGTAGCATCCAGTTGGTCTTGCATCTTTGAAGTGCCGCCTGTTAAGGAACCCATACCGTCCATAGCAATGTCTTGCCACATTGTTGGCTCCAGTAGCCCTTGTTCAGGAACTTCTGCTATAGGAGGGCCGTAGGGAAGCATACTGTCCCCCTCTGGCTCCAGTAGCCCTTGATGAGGGGCCGCTGTTCTAGGAGAGCCGTAAGGATTCTGAGGCATTGGGTCAGCCCAAGGTGCAGGTTGGACACCACCACCAAGTTGCGGTCTAGGCTTGTTGTTCCAAGGCTGATAAACTGCCGGTTGAATTGGTGAGGCCATTAGTAAGTCCCTCCAGTAATTGTTCCTGCTGTTAAAACACCTGTAACATTAACAATAGAAGCTGCAACAGTGCCTGTGAATGTTGGATCATTAATATTAGCTTTTGTAGCACTAGCTATAACTATGTTATTAAACTCTGTGTCTATTTCTGTACCTCTTACAATTTTATTAGAGTTTCCAGAAGCAAGAGTATCTTTAGCTGCAAAGTTAGTGGTTTTTGTATAGTTGGACATTAAATAAGTCTCCCTAGTAGAGCGTGTATGTCAATTTTTTGAATAGAAAAAGAAGTGTTGTTTATTTGTGTTTCAATGCCAATAGAGACTACTTCACCACTACCACTTGTGTTTACTTTTGGTGTGTTAATAACTACAGCGTCTCCGTATTCTGCTGTAGTATTATATTCTGAAACACCATACTCCGCAGCTTGTATAGAACCTGTTAAAGTAAAAACTTGTTTAATAAAATTATTTGTATAGTCATAACCCCAACTTAATGTAGACTCTGTGTTCTGACCCCCTATGATTGTAATGTTAAACTTTTTTAAAAACTTTAAGTTTGAGGCATTTCCAAAATCCATGGGGTTGCTAAAGTATCTCATTTGATAACTAGCAGTACCATCTAAATACTTAGAATACTCAACAATACCTGAAGAAAGTCCTATGTAAATTTCTCCGCTTTCAAGCAAAGTAAAACATAACGGATACATACCTGACCACGTAGTAGCTCTTTGAGAGCCATCTTCCATAGGTGTTCGCATGTCAAAACAATAGACTATGTTACTATCAGGTAACGTAAGTAAGTAAAAAGCATTATCAGCACTATATAAAGACTTAATAGCGTTGGTTTGAAAAGGTACTAAACTTGTTAAATCAGTGCGTACATTCTTACTAATGTCACGCATAGGCATAGATTTTTCTTGAATAGTTCGCCCAAAGCTACGAACACCTGAGTCCGACAAAAATAAGATGTCAGTACCTGTGTGTTGTACTGAGTCACGTGCTATGCAACCTACGCCCTCTACAGTGTCTGTTAATGTCATAGAGGCAGGAGAACTAGCTCCTGAATATACAAGTATAGATTTTTTACCAAAGATTACTAAAAAGTTATTATGTACAGCTAAAGAAACTACTTCATCATATCCAGTAGGCCATACAGTTGTAAGGTTTAAACTACCTGACGCTCCTCCTGTCCAAGCATGTCCATTTAACGTATCGCTCCAGTAAACAATATGTTTGTTGTCTATAATATCTGTAACCCATAACTTACCAAAGGCAGCTAAAGCTTCGTTAGCTAAAGGCATTGTACCTGTAGCGTGTGAATGCGATGTTATAGCTTCAAGGACAAAAGAACCTGACTCATCTGTACCAATAAGAGGAACATGACCTAACTGAACCATGTATAAGTGATTGTTAAAAGTAACACACTTCCAATTATTAGCTGTAGGGGTATAACCGCTGGGTGTTATATCCACAAGAGTACTACTACCTTTGAATATTTTATTGTTACCTGCGGAAATAATAATCTTATCGCCAGTGGTATCTACAAACTCAAAGACTGTTTCTATTCCACGGCTGTTCCCTAAGACAGAAGAGCCATTAGAAGATACTTCCTCCCAACCTTTACGTGCGCCTATGCGCCCTAACTTATCAATAACACAGTTGTCTGCCACAGCAGCAAAAGAAGGATTACCTCCAATGGGTGACTCTTGTGTATTAAGCCCCGAAAATCCTGGGGCGGCTACTGTAATATTTTGTAGTTGTTGAGCCATTTAAGAATACCAGATAGTTTCTTCAGGATGTTGAGCAGCATCAAAAGCAATAGCATCAGCTAGTGTTCTATCAGCAAGACCAAATAGTTCTGCAGCACTAGTTCCACCTGTCTCTCCTCTCTCTCTTGCTCCTAAAGCCGTTGCTAGTTGAACAACAGGAGAAGAGGGAACAGTTAGGATTTCTGAATCAGTAGTGAAGTCTGCTGTGCGTAAAACCACGTTAAAGCGTACTTGATAAGCCGCATCAGGTTTTGGGTATAAATCAACACCGTTATCACCGTTAGCATCTACACCATTAAAGCTATAAAACTGAGGTGTTCCTGTTGGGACATCATTAATTAAAAAAGCCCTGTCCATCCAACGTGAAGTCTTATACTGCATAAAAAAGTTAGACGTATCATTAATGACATCTAATATCTTCATTTTGTTTTGAGAGCCAATTAAAGTATAGTTAAAAGCAGTATCAATAGTAGAAACAGTTAACGTTGTACGGAGAGCAGTCCAATCATAAGAATCCTCTACTAAACGTTTAGCGTCATTAACAAACTCACCTACTAAGCGAGAGTAACTGGTTTCAGAAACAGTAGAAACCTCGTTTTCTCTTAGTCTGCGTAGTACACTGTTTACAAGTTGTAAGTATGTCATTAGAAAGGGAACCTTCTTTTTGGTTGTTCATCTGTTAGCATACCCTGTCTTCTAGTAGGATTTGCTTGTTTTCCTGCGTTTATAAACTGTTCTAAAATATCAAGACGCGGATTAGGAGCGACCGTTCTTTGTTTAGGAGCAACAGGTTGGAAAGATAGCTTGTTTTGAGTAGAGCCTATTTTTGTTTTTAAAGTAATTAAATCTTTAAACAAAGAGTCAGTTGTTCTTGTTCCTGACGAACCTGCTGCTCCTCTTGCTCCTCTTGCTCCAGNAGCTCCAGCAGCTCCATCAGTCCCAGCAGTCCCATCAGTCCCATCAGTTCCATCAGTTCCATCAGTTCCATCA